GGCTGAGGCAAGCGGATTAGATATTGTAGTTTGGCAGTATGGCAAGCATGCAGAACATGAATTACAGGCTAAGATTACCAAAACTGTTGAGTTATGAAAGTAGCTGCAATAATTATTGATGATCGTGTTAAGGTTGCAGATAAAGCAATTAAAGAGCATAAAAAGTATTTACCAATCGAATGGCCTATTTTACATTTTAAAGCACCTTATTATGATGGGATTAATTCTTTAAAGTCTGCATCTGATTACAACAAAGTTTTAACCAATCCGTTATTTTGGAAGTTTTTAGAGTTTGATAGGGTTTTAGTTTTTCAGCATGATTCAGGATTACTCAGAGAGGGGATTGAGGAGTTTTTAAAGTGGGGTTTTATTGGGGCGTGGATTGATCACATACCAGGTTGCATGAATGGAGGGTTAAGTATTCGCAATCCTAAACTAATGTATGAGATATCAAAAAAAATACCATATAGGGGAATGGCAATGCATGGGAATGAAGATATTTACTTTTGTAACCAAATGCGCAAATTTGGTGTTTTGATGCCAGATAAAGAAACGTGCAATAAGTTTGCAGTTGAAACCGAGTTTGCATTGGGTTCAGTTGGTTATCACGCCATAAATAAGTATCATAAAAATTATAAATTAATATTAAATCAATATGAAAGTAGTTAGGTTTTTGTTCAATTTAATTGGATGGTCAATATGTTTATTGGCGTTCAGCTTTTTAGTTTTAGCAGTATTAGCATTGCTTAAATATTTATGGTAAATCTTTACACATCATTTTATCAGGATAAGGATGCAAAGAGGCAAAAGGAGTTATTATACTGCCTGAACAAAAACATTGCAAATCCGTTAATTGATAATATATTTTTGATAGTTGAGGGTGAGGTTAAACTGCCTAAATCGGATAAGCTGATAATTGTTAATGGCAATCGGCCGACATATAGGAACTTTTTTGATTTGGTTAATGGTACAGTTACCTCAGCAAATGATATTTCAATAATAGCTAATACTGATATTTATTTTAATGAAACCTTAACCAGATTGGATATTCATGAGAGGCAATGCATAGCTTTGAGTAGATGGGATAAAAAGAAAGATGGGTTAAGGTTGCACAATGAGGGGTTCAGCCAAGATAGTTGGATATTTAAAGGCAAATTACGCAATGTTCGGTTTTGTGATTTTTATCTGGGCATTCCTGGTTGTGATAATCGCATTGCCTACGAACTCAATAGAGCAGGATACAGGATGTTTAACCCAGCTACTAAAATACAATCAATCCATTATCATCAATCCGATTTGCATAATTATGATGGATCAACTCCAAAAATTCCTAAACCTTATTTATTTATCAATATAATATGAAGATTTTATTAAGTCCAGGAATATATTTGCCTCATCAAAGGGCAGGCTCAGAGATTTGTTTGCATCGTATCTGCCAGTATTTAATTAGCAAAGGGCATGAGGTTAAGGCAGTTACAAGGTATCCGATTGATTATAGTTATGAGGGCATAGATGTTTATGCGCAAACTAAGGACTATAAAACGTGTCACAATAATTTATGGAATTGGGCCGATTTGGTTTTTTGCCAATTATCAGGTACTTACTACGCAATGAACAAGCAGAGGATCAGTCCAAAAAAAATCATAAACTTTACGCATAACAATGCAGGTTATCCGCAGGTAGATATTAGAAAAAATGTATTTACTGTTTACAATACGGACCAAGCTAAAAAGGAATTAAATTATAATCAGGAAACCTATGTACTGCATCCGCCTGTAAATTACAGAGATTATGCAGATGTGGATACAAGCAAGGCCGAGTACATTACCTTAATAAACCATAACGAAAACAAGGGCGGGAAAATACTGATTGAGATTGCAAAGCGATTGCCAAACCATAAATTTTTGGCGGTTCAGGGCGGTTACTATTTACAGATAGCTGATCCAAAGGTTAGAAATATTAAATACGTTGGTATAACAGAGGATATACGGAAATATTTGGCAATGACTAAGTTGCTGATTGCGCCAAGCGAGTATGATAGTTATGGGATGGCTCAGGTTGAGGCTCTATGTTGTGATATTCCTGTAATTGCATCAGATATAGCAGGATTTAGAGAAAGTCTGGCAGATAGCGCCATTTACGTTCAGAGGAATGATATTGATGCATGGGTTGAGGCGATTAAAAATAATGAGCAATTATTTAAGGATAAAAAGCCATTACAAAGAGCAAAGGAATTGGATCCAGTTAAGGATTTAGCCAAGTTTGAGAAATGGTTAGTAAAAATTAGTAAATTAGCGACAAAATAATGGAAAGCAAAACACCAAAGGATAAGCCTTTTAAAAGTAAAAAAGAATATGGATCAGTTAAACGTAGTAAGCCTGTCGCAAGCAAAATTGTGGCTGAGGCTGGATTTGGATTACGAGTACGAGGATGGATTAATAACTGCATTAATAAAATCTGCGGTTAATCAAGTTGAGCAATATACTTTGCAGGTTTTATGGCAAAGATCAATTACTGAAATCACAGATATTACAGGCAATTTAAGATTGTTTAACTATCCTATTATTTCAGTTGAGGAGGTTTATGATAAACAGTTTGATGATTTAGATTTTGAAATAGTAGATAGTCAACATTATACCGATGTAATTACAAATAGAGCAGGCTTTAATACTGTCACTTATGTAGCTGGTTATGATTGGAATTATGATGGCGGTTCTGATGTACCAGATGATATTGAAACTGCAATTAAAGAGATGATAACGTATCTGTATGAAAACAGAGACAATCCAAAAGAGGATATGCCTAAGGTGGTTACTTATTTACTGGCGCCATACAGGCGTATAACTTTATTTTAATATGAATCCAGGCAAATTAGATAGGCGGATTACGTTTGGGGAATTTCTAAGCGTAGAAAACGAGTTTCAGGATTACGTTATAACTTTTGTTCCCATTTTGGTAACGTGGGCCAATGTAAAGCCATCGGATGGGTCCAGACAGTTAGAAGCAGGCGAGCAGGTAATAAATCAAACGTTTAGATTTACGACACGTTACAGGAGAGATTTTGCACCTACAAAGGACATGCGGATTGAGTATGAGGGTAATTATTATACAATCCATTCAGTTAGGGATTTGGATGATCGCAGGAGATTTAACGAAATATTAGGCAGAGTAACGGATGAGAACTCCAAAGATTAATATTAGCAGATTATTAAAGCAGATTGATGGGTTTGGAGTGGATGCAAATCGCATGGCGGTTGCGGTTACAAATTCGACTGCTGACAGTATTGTTGCAGATGCAAAGCAAAGGGCGCCTGTTGATTTAGGCCAGTTAAGGCAATCAATAGGAAATACAACCGCATCAGTTGGAAATAATAGATCTTTAATATTTGCCAATGCGCCTTATGCAGCCTATGTTGAATTTGGAACAGGCGGAGCAGTTAGCATCCCTAAAGGGTTTGACCAGTTAGCTATTAAGTTTAAAGGCAAAGGAGTTAAGCAAATTAATCTAAGACCTCAACCATATTTAATACCAGCTTATTTAATTGGAGTTGCAGGTTATGGCAAAAAGTTGATTTCTGTATTGCAGAATGAAACCAAAAAATATAATGCGAAAAAATAATTATATTTGAAGTAATGAAGGATCCAAATTTATCTGTGCTTAATGCTTACAAAGATGCCTTATCCAATTTGATAGTAGGGGATTTGGATATACCTGTTTATAGCAAATCGGCTCCGTTAAAGAATGTACCGAAAAAATACGTAATTTTGTCAAGCCAGACAAAGGCCCAAAACAAAACAAAGTGCAATTATTGGTATGAATGCACAATGACAGTGCAAATAGTAACAAGGTATCCAAACGGAGCAGGAGATTTGAGTTTTGCAATGGTAATTGGAGAGGAGATTGCTGAGATAATACAGGTTGATGGGATTAATTTAATTGATTTTTATAATGTAGAAACAATGCAAAATTTAAGTACAGAGGTAATTTTAGAAACAGATACAGAAAACGTTTTTCAATACATATTAATATTTAATCATAAACTAAACATAAACTAAAATGGCAGACGAGCAATTTTATTCAGGTAGTTTATTCATGCTTTATATCCGCAATTCAGGTACCTGGAAGCCAGTAGCATGTTTAACATCAAACGGAATTTCAGAATCATGGGATTTTGCAGAAACAGTAACTAAATGTGATCCAGGTGTAACACGTAGAAAGCCTACAACTTACTCATATGAGATTCCATTTGAAGGTGTATTTACGGATACAAGCGGAGCAGGTGGCGATACGGCTAAGGCATCATGGGATACTATTAAAGGTATTGCAAGAGCTAAGGCATTAACTGAGTATCAGATAGCATTATTGAGAACTGATGGAAGTGAGGAGCCTAATTTTGCACCTCAGTACGGAACGGCTTATTTTTCAGCTTTAGACATAACAGGCGCGGAGGGCGAGTTTATAACTTTCTCAGGTACTTTGTTAGGGGATGGAGATATATCTGAAACTGATCCTTATCCTGGTTACTAATTTATGGAAGGTCATTTAACCTACAAAATCGGAGAAACGGATAAACAGTTTTTCTTTGGCAATTATGCTTTAGAGCAAACGTTGGAGCATTTTGATGCCTCAGTATCTGATTTAAGCGAATTATTAGGAAAGCAATTGCTACCATTTTTAAGAATGTTTATGTATCATGCAGCAGCTTATCCAATTATAAAAAAGGGCGAAGTTGTAGATTTTACGCCTTTTGATATTCATGAGTGGATTGATCAGGCTGGTGGATCAGGCGGAGATTTAATCATGGTTGTATCAAAGGAGATATTTAGGGCATTAGGTTTAAATACTGAAACGGATCAGCCAGCACAAAAAAAAAGCGAAGTGAAAAGCTAAACTGGAATAAGGATGTTTTGACCTTTGCATTTGGCGAACTCAGTTTAATGCCTGATGACTTTTATGCCCTGACATGGAATCAATATATATTGAAGTGTCAGGGTTTTTTTAATAGAGAAAAAAAGGAATGGGAGCGGATAGGTTGGGCAACATGGAACGGAATGAGGGTACATGTTAATAAGGGGATGCCGACTTATAAAAAATTCATGTCATTTATATACCAAGATGAGGAGATAAAGGACATGGATAAGATAAAGGAACAGATGAATAAAGCAATGATTAAATATCTGGAAAATGCAAGGAATTGAAATCCCAATTGGGGCGCCATTAGGGCAGTTAGATAAAGATTTAAAAGGTGCAAGCAATAAGCTAAAAGGATTTGCGAACGAGGGTAATAAAAGCGTAAATAACTTTGCTACAAGCGCGAACTCTGCATTTAAATCCGTTGCTTTAAGTTTAGGCGGTGCGCTAAGTGTTGGCGCATTTGTAGGTTTTGGTCAGGAGGTTTTAAAAGTAACTGCGGAGTTTGAAAAGTTTGGTGCGGTTTTAGGAAATACTTTAGGATCGAATGCATTAGCAAAACTCAAATTAAAAGAGATTGAAGATTTTGCAGCTAAAACTCCTTTTGGCGTAAAAGAATTAACAGAAGCATTTGTAAAATTAGCAAATCAAGGATTTAAGCCTACTGGAGATGAGATGCGCAGATTGGGCGATTTAGCGGCCAGTACAGGTAAATCATTTGATCAATTAGCCGAGGGTATATTAGATGCGCAAACAGGAGAGTTTGAAAGACTAAAGGAGTTTGGTATTAGGGCAAAGGATGCAGGAGATAAAGTAATATTTACATTTAAGGGCGTACAAACCACAGTTGAAAAATCATCTGAGGCAATCCGTAATTATGTAACATCTTTAGGAGATGCAGAGGGTGTATCTGGATCAATGGCAGTTATATCTGAAACCTTAACAGGAAAGATTTCCAATTTAGGGGATAGTTGGGATCAGATGCTTGTATCAGTTGGAGGCAATACATCAGGCGTATTTTCGGGTGCTATCAGTATTATAAGCGAAGCAATTAATGAAATTACTCAGTTTAATAAAGAATTAAATATTGCATCAAAGTTTAATATTAAGGGTAATTTATTTGAAACAATTGTTAAATATGCTAAAATAGCAACAAATAGCTCAGGGGCTAATGCTAATTTTGCAACTACTCAGGACATATTAGTTCAGGCTATACAAAGGACAGAAAAAAGCGTTACAGATTTAGTTTCAGGTTCTATTAGCGGTGCTAAATCAACTGATGATTTTGGTAAATCAATATTCAAATTAAAAACAGAGGGCGATAATTTAATTAAAGGAACTGCAAATCTTGATTTAAAATCAGCATATAAAAAGATTTATCAAGATGCTATAAAGGCTTTGCAAGAGGGCCGAAGCGCTTTTGCAGTTGAAGCTGTTAAACCAGCTAATTCAAATTTCGGTACAGGCAAAAAAGAAAAAGCAGCCGATTTTAAAAGAGAAGATCAATTTACTGCAAAGTCAAGCATTAACGAATTAGATTTATTTCTTGAAAAATATAGAGCAACTGAGGCTCAATTAAACAAAACTCCATTAGTTCCATTTCCAAAATTAAAAGAAAACTTAGCCGCAGTAAATACTGTGCTATTAGAATTTAATCAATCAGCAAATGATATAATTACATCTAATTTAGCAAGCACATTTTCAGGTATTGGGGATGCGATTGGAACCGCAATTGCAAACGGAACAAGCATAGCAGGCGCATTAGGTCAGACTTTGTTAAGTAGTTTGGGTAGTGTTTTGGGTCAGTTAGGGCAGATGGCAATTGCAACAGGTGTTGCCATATTAGGTATTAAACTATCATTAAAATCATTAGCTGTAAATATA